ATTCCGGATCGCTCGGGTTGTGCTGATGTGCGCCCACCAAAAAACGGCACCCCCCACCGCCCCCGGGCGCGGGCCGAGCTCCGGCCGCCGGTGGGTGGGGGTGGGGGGCCAGGCCTCGAGCCGGCCGCCGCGCGTACACACACACCACGGGGGTGGTGCCCCGCCCGTCACGGGAACGGCCCCACCGCGATCAGGGTGGCCGACAGCCACTCCGACTGGGGGTTGGCGGCCGTGGCCGTGGCCGTGTCCGACCACGCCTGCAACTCCACGATGTTCCCGGCGTACTGGTAGGTCTCACCGCCCACCATCACCGGGATCAGGGTGGCCTTGGGCATCGGGATCGACTGCGTGAGCTGCCACTGTCCGGCATACGGGCCGCGCACCTCGATCACCCGCACACCCCGCGTGCCCGTGCCCTGCCCGATGTCGAACACCACCGACCCGGCGAAGTCGTACACGCCCTCCTGCACACACCGGATCCCGGCCGGCGACACCGCATAGTCGGGATCGCCCGGGCCGATCCACTCCCAGCACGGCCGGCCGAACTGGCGCCACGGCTCGCCGGCCGGGTCCAACACGATCGCCGTCCACGTCGACACCGGGATCGTGGTGGCGGTGTCGGGGCCGAACGCCCGCAGGAAGCTGGCCGTGTGGGCGTCGGTGTGTTTGCGGTCCCAGAAATGGGCGCCGATGTCGTAGTCGCTCACCGGTCACATCCTGGTTTCGAGGCGCGCCTGGGTGTTGTGGTAGCGGGCCGCCCGCGCCGCAGCCAGGCGAGCCCCGCGGCGGCTGTTGCAACTGCGGCACGTCGCCCGCAGGTTGGCCGGATCGTAGAAGTCGCCGCCCTCGAGCGGACTGACGATGTGATCCACCGCCGTCGCCCCATGCGTACAGCCGGCCTCGCGGATCTGGCAGGCCCCGCGATCGCGGTCCAGGATCGCCCACCGCAACCGCTGCCACGCCGACGTCGAGTAGCGGGGATCGGTCGACGGCACGACCAGAATGATGCCCATGGCCCTGACCGCCGCACAACGCCGCTCGTTGCCCCGCTCGGCGTTCGTCTACCACTCCGGTCCCCGCTCGGCGTGGCGCTACCCGGTTCCCACCCGCGCCCAGGCGCAGCGCGCCGGGATCTCCGAAGCGCAACGCGTCCGCACCCACAACGCCGCCCGGTCCTACGCCGCCCGCCGATCGACCAGCGGCAGCTACCAGACAGTGCACCGCGTCGCCGCCCGCCGCCGCTAGGTGCTACGCGACCTCGCCGTGTTGATCGTCGCGCTGGCCATCGTCGTGGCCGTCGCCGTCGTCGTGGCCCACGTCGCCCCGGCCTGGCTGGACATCCCCCCGCCGGCGACCACCACCACCACCGAATGACCGCCCACCAGAACCCCCACGATCACGCTGGAGCGCCGTAACGGGGTGGGGCGCGTGGGTGACACCCGCGATGACGTCGTAGCGGGTGTGGCCCGTCTGGTCGCAGTGTCTGGCGATGCGGCCGTCGGTGGGCGGCGCGAGCCGCTCACCGCACGTGTGACACACCACGGGTAGGCACTGGCGCGCCGGTGTCGAGGCGCGGCTGGTGCGAGCTCGGGGCGGGCTGGGCGTGGCCGACGCCAGCACGCGGCCCCGCACGGTGGCGGGTAGGTCCTCGAGGCGTACCGCGGCCATGGCTCACCACCAGCGACCCCCGCGGTGGCGATGGACGTCGGACAGGGCGGGGGTCGCTCGAGGCTCAACCTACGCCGAGGGTGTGACAGCTCACCCGTGGCAGCAGTCGCAGTGGGCGGCGTTGATGGCGTCGAGCTCGGCGGCGACGTCGCGCAGCCACTGGGCGAACCCGGCCCGCTGGGCGGGCTGCCACCACCAGCGCGACAGGTGGGCGGCCATCACGTCGGGAGTGATCCACAAACTGTCGCGGCCCAACGCGCCCGGGATCGTCTCGGGCTCCGGCAGCGAGTCGGGCATGGTCAGCTCACGCTGCCACCCACACCCGCGGTGATTTGCGTTTGCCGCGCTCGCCGGCCCGGTAGGCGCGCATGTAACGGGTGTTGTCCTCGCGGCCCTCGGTCTGACAGCGCACACACGGGCAGCGCCGCTGGTAACCGCGGCGGGTCCCGTGGACGCGGCCCGGGCGGCGGCGCGACGCCACCATCGCGAGCCGATCGTCATCCAGGTCGAGCTGCAACGTCACCGGCCCCAATCGTACCGACCCGACGATCCGGGCGACGGCGACCGTGACACGCCCCGCACGGACAGTCCGGATAATGCGTGCCCTCGACGAGCGCACCGGCTCGGACCTGTCGCCACCACTCCTGTCGCGCCACCACCCGATCCGCCTCGATGAGGCGGCTGTAGAACCGCGACAACCGCTCGGCCCGTTCCCTTCCCTCCCTGCCCGCGTCGGCCACGGCGCGGCCCTACCGGGGACCCGCACGGGGCCGTCGCGGTTTCGGTTGGCGCTCGGCGTCGATCGCGTCGCGGACCAGATCGTCGATGAACCCCATCGACAGCCGCGCCGTCGCGTTGGCGCTGTCGTCGACGCTCGCGCGCGCGCCCGCGTCTGGAATTACATCTTCTTCTTTAAGGCTCGCGGTGTGGCCGCGAGCTAGTTCGCGGTGTGGCCGCGAGGTCCTCGCGGTGTGGCCGCGAGCTTTTTCGGCCTCGGGGCCGTCTACCTCGCGGTGTGGTTGCCGCCTTGTGGATAACTCCACGCTCGCTACCTCGCGGTGTGGCCGCGAGGTAGCGCCGATCCACGCCAGGCGGTACTGGTCCGGTTTAGGACCGCGGCCGGGCCGCTCCAGCACGATCACACCGAGCTCCACCAGACAGGCCAGATGCCACCGCACCGTCCGCAGCGCCAGGCCCAGATCGGCGGCCAGGACCGGCGTCGAGCACCGACGATCGGTCAGCCCGGTCGTGAAATCCGAGCGGATAGCCAAGGCGTGCAGCACCCGCCAGTGCCCGTCGAGGCGCGCATCCATCGCGATGTGCTCGGGGATGCGGGCGAACGGCTCGGTCGCCCGGTCCCCGTTGTGGCTGCTGCTCCCGCTCGTGTAACTGATAGGTTGGTCCCGGCGCACGTTGGCGGGGTCCTTTCTGATAGGGGGACCACGCCGGTACCAGCGAGACCCCCACGCCACCCGAACCGGTCGGAGCCCGTAGGTGGCAAGGGGGTCTCTGCGCGTCATCATGCGCGCAGCGGCCCCGGTCGCGGAAGGTCGGCTAGTTCCGCCCGTTGGTTTGCGCTCGGGCGTCCTGGCGCACGGCGTGGGCCATGTCCAGCAGGCGCGCGATCAGGTCGTCGAGCTCGGCCCGTTCCTCCGTCGAAATGGACCGGATGCGGTAGGTGCCCAACGCCTGGGCGACGTCGAGCAGCAACGTCACCAGCACCTCGTGCACCGTCAAGGCGCTCACGCGCAGCTCCACGCCCGCCAGCCCTGCGCGTGCCACACACGCAACGCCACCGCCAGGTTCGTGGCCGGGTCGAACGGGTCCTCACCAGCGGCGAACCACCGCCGCAGGACCTGCATCAGACCCGACGCGCCCGACCGGTTGTAAGCGTCGGGCTCACAGTTGGACTCGCACCACATCACCCGATCCACCGTCGGCCACTGCTCGAGCGTCCAGCCCGCGTCGAGCGCCGTCTGCTCCCACTGGGCGCACCGCCCGCTGTAGGCCACCGCGGGGGCGACCGTGCCGACCGGCGCCGCCTCGACGACGCGGACGGCGGGGACGGCGCCGATCAGCGCCGACATCATCGCCGCGATCAGCGTCACGACCCGGCCGCCGTCTCGTCGTCGGGTCGCGTGGAGCATCTACTTCTGATGGTCTCCTCGTAGTCGTCCAGCGCCTGCGGCGTGATCCGCCACTGCTGGCCGAGCTTGAGGGCGATGAGCTTTCGTTCCCTGATGAGGCGCCGGATGGTGTCGACGTGCACGCCGTACATTTCCGCCACTTCTTCGGGCGTGTAGGCCCTTCGGCCTGGGTTGCCTCGTTTCAACATGGGGCCTACTGTAACTGACCCATGACCGCGGACGCTGCATCGGTAGCCACCGCCGACTGGTGCGCTGCCATGCGTCGCCAGCGGTTGTCCACCGGGACGATCCGCAAACGCCGCGGCGAGCTGGCCTCGTGGTCGGACCACATCGGCGCCGGCTGGCGCACCGCCACCTGGCGCGACGTCGACCGGTGGATCGACAGCCGCCCCCTCGGACCCCGGGCCCAGGCGTCAGCCGTGTCGCACCTGCGCTCGTTCTACAAATGGGCGCGCCGCGAGGGCCTCGTCAGTTGCGACCCGTGCGCCGACGTCATCTGCCCCCGCCTGCCCGTGTGCGTGCCCAGGCCCGCCCGAGACGTCGACGTGCGCCGGGCCGTCGGCGCCGGCCTCGAGCCGCTCGAACTCGCCTCGGCGTTGATGGCCTACGCTGCGCTGCGCTGCTGCGAAGTCGCTCGATTGCAGTGGGCTGACGTCGACCTGGCCGACGGGCTGATCTACGTCACCGGGAAGGGCGACAAGCAGGCCGTTGTGCCCATCTGCCCACCGCTGGCCGCGATCCTCGCCGTACAGACCGCCACCGACGGCCCCGTCATCGCCTGCCGCACCGGCCGCAACTGCACCGCCGCCCGCATCAGCCAACGCGTCGGCGCCCACCTCCGCGCCCGCGGCGCGGCCTGCACCGCGCACCAGCTCCGCCACCACGCCGCCACCCACCTGCTGGCCATCACGGGCCGCATCGATCTGGTCAAGGAATTCCTGCGCCACGCGTCGATCTCAACGACCCAGGTGTACGCCCGCACCGCCCCCGGCGCGCTCGCCGCTGCGCTGGCCAACTGGTGACGGCGGGAACTAGTTGCACTGGGTCGGCGTTGAGTGGGTCGGCCCGTAGTAGCGGGCCGACCCTGAACCGATACCTGCTTAGGAGGTAGTCAGTCCATGTCCATCATCGTCGAACCATTCAGTCCCGACCTCGTCACCGCCGATCGCTACGTGGGCCTCGTGATGCTTGACCCGGCGGGCGCCCGTCATCTGCTCGGGTTCAACACGAAGAACCGCAAGGTCCGCCAGAGCCGCGTGGCCCAGTATGCCGACGCCATCACCGATGGCCGGTGGGGGATCACGCCCGACGCGGTCGCTGTCGAGGCGGGCGATTTGGTCAACGGCCAGCACCGCTGCCGGGCCATCATCTCCGCCGGTCAGGCCGTGCCCGTCCTGTTCACCGCCAACATCGGCGCCACGTTCGACATCACCGACAACGGCGCATCCCGCACCGCGGCTGATGTCCTGTTCCTGGCTGGCCTCTCCGACTATCCCGGCGCGCTGGCAGCAGCCAGCAAGCTCTACCTGAGGGAATGCGGCGTGGCTTTTCAGACCTTGGCCGATAACCGCTACATCGAACGATGGGTGATCGAGCACGCCGAGCTCGAGGGATGGGTGAGCCACTACGAACGCCTCGCTCGCGCCAGCGGCGACCCACTGGCGCGCGTGTTCTCGACCCCCGCGACCGTGCTCTCTTACGCGGTCGAGCGCGCCGAATATAGGGTCATAATCGGCGCGGCACATGGGGCGCAGGGCACTCGGACAGAGCGAGTGCTTCCGACGGATCGTGAGTCCTTGACGGACTTCGGCCACCAGCTGCTGACGGGCCTCGGCCTCGAAGATTCGGCCGATCCGGTCTACGTGCTGCGGACCCAGGTGGCCCGCATGCAGGAAGACAAGCGCCTCACGTCCAAGATCACGAACCCCGTTGTTCTCGATCTCGTGACCAAGGCCTTTCACGCCCGGGTGCAGAACAAGCGGCCGACGCGGTTCAAAGTCGGCTCGGTGGGCGAATGGCCCTACGGCATCCAACAGGTGATGTAAACGCCGACCCCCCATCTGATGAGCAGCCCGGCCGCCATGGCCGGGCTGTTGCCGTTTTCGGGGCGTGGTCGCGGGAATCATGTACTCGCGGCCTCCCACAATGTGCGGGCGATGCCGTCGGTGCCACGGTCGTACCGGGGCCGTGACGGGCTAGACCAGCCCGGCCGAGGCGGCCGTTCCGCGATGACGCGGTAGCCGGCGGCGCGCAGGCTGGCACCGGACTCGCCGGCCTGGGTGTAGGTCACGACCCGCCGGTAGCCCTTCGCGAACGCGGCGCGGGCCACGGCGCCGTAGAGCATGCTGTTGGCGTTGGGGTAGCCGTCGGTGGCGGTGCGGGTCACCTCGACGGTGCGGCCATCTTGCAACGCGGACGCGACCGGGCGGCCGACGATGGCGACGCCGACGAGCAGCTCGCCGGAGGCGACGCCGTGCGCCCACAGGTAGCCGGTGGGTGGCCGGTGGTGGCGGTGCCACATGGCTACGAACCCGCGAACCGTCTGCCAGTTGACGGGTACCAGCTGCAGGCTCATGCGCGAATCATGTACTTCACGCGACCCCCACCAGGCACGACGCGCGAAGTATTCATGAGAACCGCTCTCAGTGGCCGTTGGTGCCGTTGGGGCCGGGGAGGGCGACCACGACGATGGCCAGCCCGCCGATGAGGGCCATGACGGCCAGCAGGTCGGTGTCGAGCGACCGGTTGCGGATCAGCACGATGATGGCCAACACCAGCATGGCCACGCCCAGCAAGATCAAGTACAGCTCACGGCGGACGCGGGTCACGGCGCCCGGGTGTCGAGCTCGTCCAGGAACTCGCCCCACCCGGCGCCCAGCATGAACGGGCTGCCGGCGCCGTCGGCGGTGCGCCACCCGAACAGGGCCGCCCCCTCGGCGCCCAGGCTCGGATGGTGCACGTAAGTCTTGAACGTCGCCAGGTCCGACGCGAACCAGGCGCCGCTGGTCGGGTGGGCCACCAGATAGACCGCCATGTGATCCTCCTCGGGGGGTTCGAGCTCCGGCCCGAGGGGCGCCGACGGTTGCGCCGGCAACGCCACGATGGTGGGGAGCTGCGGGTAGAGCACGTCACCGGGGCAGGCGGTGGCGAACACATCACGGTGCCCGTACCAGCCCACGTCGCCGTTCCACGACGACTGCTCGAGCACATCGTCGGACAGGCGGGCCGAGTCGATCATCCACGCCAGCCACGCCTGGAACGTCGCCACCGCCGCCGCGGTGGGCTGGTGGTGGTAGGGCGGGTGGAAGTAGCCGACGAAACTCACGCCGATCGCCGTCGAGTTGTAGTTCACGCCGGCCGACGGGTCGGTCTGGGCCGAGTGGCACCCGCGGGTATCCCCGAACCCACCATGCATGACACCCGACGGGTAGATCAGGTAGTGGTACTCCACCGCCGCGCCGTCGCGACTCTCGCCGTACGCCTCGATCTGGCGGGTGAACGCCGCCTCCCCGCCCGCCGGCGGCGCGTTGGACGCGGTGTGGTGCACCATCAGTTTCGAGCACGGCACGATGACCTCGCGGCCGTAATCGGGGTCGTAGCGCTGCCACAGCGCCGAGTTCCAGCCGAGCGGCGCGACGACGAACTCGGGGGCGTCGGGACACCACGTCACCGCGGGTCACCCCTCCGGTCGCGGCGGCGCGCCAGCTCGCGTTCCACCGCCAGGCGGTCGAGGTGGGCGTCGCGGTCGGACCGGTCGGCCTGCTCGTACTCGGTCGCGTCGTAGACGACCAGCACCGGATCGTCACCCGTGGGCGTCATACGCGGCGATCCACGACGGCGAGTTGGTCGATCCGTTCCAGGTGGCGTTGGCGCCGCCGTAGGCGTTGAGCCACACCGTGATGGTGTAGGTGCCCGCCGCCAGGCTCACGGTGCGGGCGATGAGAAAGGCGGGGCTCACGTACACCCCGCCGGTCACGGTCACGGCGGTGGCCACGCCGTCGACGCGGGGGGTGTTGGCCTGGTCGCGTATCTCCACCGTCGCGTACCCGCCGGCGGCCGAGAACGTGAGCGACCGGGCGAACGCCTCGAGGCGCACATAGCGGGCGACAGCCAACGTGAACGTGATCGACAGGCCCCCCGCCGCCGCGCTGGTGCCGTTGGTGACCGGGCCGGCGTCGGTGTTGCGCTCGATGCGGGCGAGCTCGCCCTGCGGGTTGAACGCCGCCACCGGCAGCGCCTGGCGCCGATCGATGATCGTCGACCCGTTCAGGTTGGCCACCGCCGCCCCCACCGTGTACTGGCAGATGGCCATGGCGTTGGCCGGCACCGCCGGCGCCGCCGGCGTGCCCGTCGACGCCGTACCGGCGATCACCTGGAACACGAAATCGTTGTTCACGCCGGCGTCGAGTTGCGGGTCGCGCACCTGCAACACGACCACATCGATGCGGGTGTTGCCCGCCGGCGGCGCCGCCGGCGACGTGACCACCTCGGCGGCGTCCCACCGGCACAGCGCGGTGTTGGCGCCCGCCTGCAAGGCCACCGCCGCGAACCCGGCCGGGATCGACACGTTCATGGTGTTGGCCACCGTCGTGGGGAGCGGCCCGTTGGCCGCCGACGTCGGCCACAAGGCGGCCATGAGCGCCCGGTCCACCGACGCGGCGTAACTGCCACCCTGCTGCCACAACGGCGTGAAACGGGTCATTGCGTCACCTCCGGGCTAATGCGTTGACGGCGGTGTTGGTGCGGGCCAGCAGATCGCCGAGCGACGTGTCCGGCCGGCCGACGACCACCGCCACGTCCTCGTCGCCGTCGTCGCCGATCGTCCACGTCAGCCCGACGACGCGCACGGTGGTGTTGACCTGCAAGCGTCCCGAGGCAATCACCAGCGGCACGGTGTCGTTCATGTTGGGGAACCCCCACTGGTAGGCGCCCGGGCGCAACGTCAACGTGTACGACGGGACCAGCACCCCGTCGAGGGCGAGCAGCCCCTGGGCGCGCTGATCGAGCGTCGCCTGCAAGTTCACGTCGGAGGGGGCGTTGTCGGCCAGCGGCCACCATCCGACCGTCGTCCCCGACGCGTCGGCGTTGTTCGCCGCCGACGCCAGCTGCGGCGCGTTGGGGTCCGACGATCCGTTGTTGCCGAGACTGCGCACATAGTTGGCGTAATCGCCCGATGACACGGTGCGGGCCACGCCGGCCACGTTCCCGCCGTAGAGAAACATCATGTCGGTGCGGGCCGCCCCTTGGCTGGGGAAGAACAGGCGCAGGGCGTCGCGGCCGGCGCCGAGATTGGCGACGGTGCCGGTGTGGTCGACCATCTGCAACGTGTCAGCGGCGGCCGGTTCGGGCACCACGTCGTAGTCGAACCCGCCGAGCACCTTGGCCAGCTGATCGAGGGCGGTGCCGACGAGCGTCCCGCCTAGATAGGTGCGGGTGCGCAACGTGCCCGACAGCGTGCGCGTGCTCACCCCGTCGCCGCCGACGAGCACGGCGCCGATCGGCAGGATCGACCCCGGCGCGTACGGCGCGAGCGAGTTGCCGCCGCCGCCGTACTCCAACAGGTAGGCGGCGATCACGTCCTGGTCGACGTTGGTCAGCGTCAACGGCACCGCCGGCAGGTACGGGCGGCGGCCCAGGACCGCGAGGTAGTCGTGGGCGACGAAGTTCACGGTGTGGGCCTGCTCGGTGATCTGGTCCTCGGCGTGGTCGACGATGCCGCGGAACACGCACACATCGGCGCCCGTCTGGTCATCCCACCGCCACGCGTACACCTCGTGTTGTAGCTCCGAGATCGCGGCGCAGTCCGGCGAGCGGCCGTTCATGGTGAACGCCAGCTCGGCGGCCGTGTCCCACTGGCGTTTCAGCGACCGCGACCGGGCGGTGCCCAACTCGAGCAGTTGCGTCTGGTCGAACGTCGTCGCCGCGAAACCGCGGCGGTGCAACGTGAGCCGCCACCGGCCCCGACCGGCCGGCACCGGGTAGGTGCCGGGCGCGGCGAGCGCCTCGGGCGGGCCGGCAAAGGCGGTGGCGGTGCTCATGTGAGGTACCCGTCGTTCCAGAACGCCTGGGTCTGGGTTTGCCCGCCCGTCGATTGTCCGGTCATGGCCATCGTGACCGTGGTCTGCGGCGGGATGAGCGGCCATCCGCCGTTCGCGTTCATGGTGGCCCAGTCCATCTGGGTGAGCACGTTCTGGGTGCGGTCGCCGTCGAGATACGCCGACCGGGCGGCGCAGTCGACCTCGATGTAGTGGCCGCCGGACACCACCATGGTCAGCTGCAAGGCGACCAGGCCTGCTGACGGGGTGAACGTGACCACCGGCGCGGTGACCGGCCCGTAGATGCGCAGCAGCGGCCGCACGGCCACATCGCCGGGACTGGTGATCGTCGCCGCCGACGAGCTCCCACCGCCGGACGGATAGCTGCGGTTGAACGTGAGGTTGTAGCCGCGGCCGGCGCCGACCGAGCTACCGGCAAAGGCCGTCGCCGAGCGCTGCACCGGATCGCGGGCTACCGGGTCGGCGGCGATCCACTGCAAATGAATCTGGCGGTCGACGGGCCCGACGATCGGCCAGCTGTAGCCGGCGGCCCGCACTGTCATCGTGCGCTCGGGGGCGCCCGGGCGATCCAATACGTAGTGGAGGACCGGACGCGCCGAGGGGACCATGTACGGGGCGAACGACGCCGCGATGGCGTCGATCGAGGCGCCTCCGGCGGCGACGGCGTGAATGTTGGCGGTCACGGCGCGCTCGCCCATCAGCGCCGTGCGATCGTCGATGCCGTCGGTGTCGGGCCGGTTGTTCTTCACCTCGCGCACCGCCGGATAGCCCAAATCCAACTGTTCGCACAGCCAGCCGCCGCTCACGTTCTCCAACGGGATGGTGGCGCCGGCCAGTGCCAGCCACGCCGAACGGACGCACACCATCAGGCGGCCCTCGTCTGCACGGCCCACGCCGCCCGTCGCAGCAGCAGGTCCAGGTCCGCCTCGCCCGTGAACGTGGCGTTCTCGATCTGGACCGCCGGCCCGAACGTGGTCGACGGGATCGGGGTGATGGCCTCGCCGGCGTGGGCGTACACCAGGCCTGTCTGGGTGATCAGGCCGCCCTGGGCGAGGTGGGGGATCTGGGGCACCTTGACCGTTTCGCCGCCCACGTGGACGGGGCCGACGTCGATCGACGGCAACGTGAACCCGAGACTGTTCCACCCGTCGATCACCCGGTTGACCACCGACCGGAACGCCGACCAGATGCCGTCCCACATGCCACTGAAAATCCCGGCGATCTGGCCGGGGATGCCCCGCAGGGCGTCGACCAGGCCGTTCCAGCCGTCGACGATGAACTGCCACACCGCCGCCGCGTCACTCTTGATGGTGTCCCAGTGGGCGGCCAGTTGCTGGGCGGCCAACGCCACCGGGCCGAGCAGGACGGCCAGCAGCAGCGGCCAGTGGTCCACGATCCACTGCCACACCGCGGCGACGGCGTTCTGGATGTCGTTCCAGTGCCCGATGATCAGGCCCACGGCGATCCCGATCGGGCCGAGCAGCACGTCGAGGAGGAGCGGCCAGTGGTCCACGATCCACTGCCACACCGCCGCCACCGCCGCCTGGATCGCCCCCCACACCTCCGACCAGTGGGTCACGAGCTCGTACACGGCGACACCGATGGCGGCCAACCCGGCGATGATCAGCACGTACGGCAGCATCGACGCGTACTCGGCGCCCGTCAGCGCGTCCCACGCCGCCGACAAGACCCCCATGATCGCCGGGGCCGCCTGGAACACCGCCCCGACCCCGGCCATGGCCGACCCGACGGCGGTGATCGCCGGGCCGTACTTGGCGCCCAGGTTGGCGGCCAAGTCCTCGAAATGGGCTTTCATGGCGTCGAGGTGACCGGTGAACGTGCTCGCCTGCGCGTCGGCCTGCCCCTTGATCTTGTCCCCGAGCATCCCGATGGCGTCGCCCGCCTTCCCCGACGCGGCGCCCACGCCGGCCTGCGCGTCAGCGAGGCGCTTCTGGGCGTCGGACGCCTTCGTACCGGTCGCGTCGACCGCCTGCTGGGCGTTGCGCAGGGTGATCTGTTCCGCCGCCGTGAGCTTGCTCTTGCCGGCGTACAGGGCTTGCACGTCGGACAGGTGCTGAACGGCCTTGTCGTGGGCGTCGTTGGCGACCGTCGCCGCCTTGGTGGCCGACTCCACCTCTTTCTGGGCCTTGGTCGACGAATCGACGGTGACGCCGAACTCCTTGAGGAGTTTCGACGAGCCGTTGTAGGTCTTGCCTAGCTGCGTGGCCGCCGTGTCCAAGCTCTCGTGTTTGGCGGCGGCCAGATCGGTGGCGGTGCCCAGATCAGCGAGCGCCTTGGCCGGATCACCCGTCGCCTGGGTCAGGATGCGCAGGGCGTCCTGGGTCTGGTTGGCCGAATCGCCGAACTTTTCCTGGTGGCCGATCGCCTTGTCGACCTGGTCGGCGTAGTCGTCGTAATCCTTGCCGGTGGCCTGCACCGCCGCCTGGAGCTGGCCGTGGGCGGCCTCGTCTTTCGAGCCCAGCGCGGCCAGGCCGACACCGACACCGGCCAAGGCGCCGCCGACACCCATCATCGCCTGCCCGATGCCTTTGGAGTGGTCGCTGATGCGGCCGATGGCCTCGTCGATGCCGTTGAGCGCTTCCCCGAACGGGCCGAGCACCCCCGACTGGTTCAACGCGCCGAGCACACCGGTAAAGGCGCCGTGCAAGCGGCCCGCCGCGCTCTCCCCTTTGGCGGCGGTGTCGTCGACCGATTTCCCGAACCCGGTCAGGTCCCCCAGGATGCGAACCGCGATCGACGGGCCGGCCATCAGGCCCGCCTACGGGTGTTGGCGGCGGTGATGGCGGCCGCCTCCCGTTCCATCAGGCGTACCATCGCCGCGAAATCCTCGTCATTGACCGTGTCGGGGTCTACGTGCCAGTAGGCACGGAACGCGGCGCGGGCGTCGGCCCGTGCCCGTTCGTAGGGTCCACCTCGACGATCTCCACCTCGCAGTCGTACGAGTGCAGCCACAGGGCCGACGGGTCGTAGTCGGGGCGGTCGCGTAGCAACGCCCGGAACGCCACCACCCGGAACGGCTGGGTTTGGATGAGCTCCCCGAACTTGACGCCCTCGACCCGTTCGAGCGTGTCGATCGTCCGCTGCGTCGGCATGCGCCGACTGAACGACTCCGTTACCCGCACCGTGGTCGGCAACGCCACGGGCGGCGGGTCGAGCTCAGTCATGGACGGCGCCCCCGTCGGTGGTCGAGTTGGTCCAATCGAGATTGTTGAACGCCGCCTCGAGGGCGTCGCTGTACAGGGCGGGGACGGTGGCGGCGAGCTGGCGGGCGGCGGGGAACAGGTAGCGGCCGTTGGGCAGGTACTCGCGTTCGGAGTCGTGGGGGCGGCGGCGGCGGCCGCCGAACTCGACCCAGCCGGCGTAGTTGATGCGGGCGCGGCCCATCCGCACCGTCGCCCCCGACCGGGTGGCGTTGGCGCGCACGTCGCCGGCCAGGGTGCCCGAGACAGTCGGCACCGCCGAGCGGGCGACGTCGGCTACCGGTTGGGCGGCTTGCAGGCCCGCCTGGCGCAGCATGGCGTTGACCGGGCCGCGGTCGCCGGTCGCCCGGTCCAGGTCGCGGCCCAGCGCTCGCAGGCCGACCAGGGCCACCACCGGTTCCGGCATCAGGGATGCTTCCCCGCCGCCCACGCCGTGCCGTTCCAGTTGTTGGCCAGCAGGTCGGCGGTGATCACGTACTGGCCCGTCGCCCACGTCGTCGCCGGGCTCGCGGTGATGCCCGCCAGGGCGGCCAGGTTGGCCGGCACCGTGGCGCCGGTGGGCGTGAAATAGCCCGGCGCTCCCGCCGTCGCGCCGGTGGCCGTCACCGCGCCGTTGTCGACGGTGGGTGGCCCGGTCAGGTTCCAGTCGATCTGCACCTCCGACGCGGCGCCGGCGTCCCCGACGATCTGGGGGATGGGCTGGGGGATCGCCAGCCCCGAAATGATCGGGTTGGTGGCTGACGCCACCCGCGAGCTGTACGGGCGCGCTTTCCACGCCACCGGTGTGCCCCCCGCCTGGTAGGCGGCGATGGCCGCCTGCAGCGTGGCGAACACCGACCCGGCCGAAAAGTCCTGGTAGAACGTGACCCGCAGGTGCCATTTGGTCACGCCCGGGTAGTCGGTCTCGGCGCAGAAACTGGTGACCGTCACGACTTTGTTCTCGGGGAACGCCGCCTCGAGATGTTTCACGGTGCAGCGCAGGTTGACGCCCGACATCTCGAAATAGGCGTCATTGAGGATCAGCGGGTTCGTCGCCGGTGGGGTCGGGTCACCGGCCGCCGTCAGGCTCACCTCGGGAGCGTCGACGGCGGGCGCGTCATGGGTAGCGGTCGGCATCAGTCACACACCTCACATGGTCACTTTGACGGCGACCTCGACCACTGACAGGTCGATGCCGGCCACTGTCACGTTGCGGTTGTTGCGTTGCTCGTAGGGCCACGCCACTTTCACGGCGCCGCCCAACGTGTCGTCGCCCACGACAGCCAGGCGCACCTGCTGGGCGAGCCCGTCGAGGTCGTTCAGGTGGCCGATGGCGGCCACCACCATCACGCTCACGTCCACCTCGTCGGTCCCGAACGCGGCGGTGGCCATCGGCATGGTCGACGGGCCGATCACGACCGCTGGCGGGTTCAGGGTCTGGGGCGGTTCGACGAACACGGTGGCGGCGCCGCCCAGGTAGGCGGTGATCGTGTTGGCCAGCGCGGCGGCCGCTGGGGTCCGGTTCCACGTCATCCGAACACCAGCGGCCCGCACGCCGAGTACAGCGCCTCGATGTCCGGGTCGACGCGGGGCACCCGCAGGGCGCCCATGTCCCCCCAGGCGATGGTGCCGTCCACCGTGTCGCGCCGCTTGTAGAGGCGCGCCGCGTGCTCCAAGCACGCCATGTGGGCGGTGTCGGGCAGCAGCCCGTTGTCGTAGGGGGGAATGGGAAACTGGTAGTTGAGGCGGCGGTTGCCGTAGTCGATGGCCGCGTTGAGGGAGGTTTGGATCACGCCGTCGTCGGACGGGTTCGGCTGCAGCCGCAGGAAGGTCCGAACCTCCGTCAACGTCGGCCAGTTCGACACGTCACCTCACCGCCGGTTGCGGGGCGCCGAACCACCGCCGGTGGCGGGGCCGGAGTCGTCGGGCTCGGGCTCGGAGTCGGGTTCGTCGCCGGTCGTGTCGGCCTCGAGGGCGGTGGGCAGGCTGGTGACCGCCGACAGGTCCAACGGCACGAACGCGGTTCCGGCCAGGGTGCCCTGCGCGAAATAGCCGCCGTAGGCGACCTGGACACCCAGGATGGACGGCTCCACCACCGACAACAGGCCGATGACCTCCTCGTACACCTCGTACAGGGTCGAGGGGCCGACGATGCACGTTTTGGCCGGCAGGGTGGGGGCGACGATGCGGGGCAGGCCGAACAGGTCACCGGCGAAACTGGCCAGGTTCGACGTGCCCGGCGCGCCCATCTCGCGGGTGGTGTCGACAGGCAGGACGACGCGGGCCACGTCGACGAGGGCGCCCAACGCGGCCCAAACGTCGATCGACATCCACACCCGGTCGGGCATCATGAACCCGGCCTGGTAGCTGTGCATGGCCGCCGTGTACAAACCCTTGGCCCAGTCGGCCAGCACCGGCGCGGCGGGCAGGGCGGGCGGTTTCGTGCCCGTGGCGGCCGTCACGAACGCCGCCGCGACCGCCGTTTCTGTCTGCACGGCGTACACCTGGGCCAGGTCGCGCACGAGGATGTCCCACGCCGACGGGCTCGTCCAGTCGATGTCCTGGCGGGATATGTCGACGGTGCCGCCATAGGTGGTCTTGTTGAACGTCACCGGCGTGATCGTCATCTTCTGCGACGAGAGCTGCGTTTTTTCACCGGCGCCCGTCGCCTGTTGACCCACCGTGGTGTGCTGGGTCACTTTCGGCCGCGAAAACGACGTCCCGGGGATGCCGCCCAGACCGCGGGCGCCGCCGAGGCTCGTGATGAGCGGCCGGTTCGAATCGATGAGCGACACCACCTGCCCCACGATCGGGGTGGGCAGGATGCCGGTCGTGTCCGACGTTTTCTGGTCGGCCACGACCCGGGTCTGGATGGCCGACATGACCCGCCGGTGGGCCTCGGAGTCGGGATCACCGAACACGCCGCCGGGGCCGCAACCGCGGCTGCGGCAGTAGTCGGCCAGGAACGCCCCCACCGACCGGTACTCGGCGCGCACGTCGCCGTCAGCGCGGCGCGGTTGGGCCGGGAGCCGCTCGGGGCGGGGCAGGTCGGCCATGGCGTCGGTGTGGGCGCCGCGGAGCTCCTCGAAAGCGCGCAGCGGCGCGATCTGGGCGTCCAGGTCACAGATGCGCTTGCGGGTCGCCTCGAGGATGCCTTTTTCGGCCTCCACCAGATCGCCGCCGCGTTCGTCGACCTGGGCGAGGATGTGGTCCATGGTGGCGATCTGGTCGCCCCGCTGGACTTCGAGCGAGTGCAGGACAGGGTTCACGACAGGCCTCCGTCAACAGTGATGGCGTCGGGTAGCGGTGGCGTGCTGACACCCGAGTGCCACGACGGTGGCCTACCGGTGGGTGACCCCTCGACGGGGATGCCCGGACGGTGGTCGGTCGCGGGGCGGTTCTGGCCGCGATGCTGCTAGGCGGATCGTAACCGGTCGACCTCGCGCCGCCAGGCATCAGCGGCGCGTTCGGGCCGCTCGCGGCGCGCCTCGGCCGACCGGACCAGTGTCGCCTGGGCGGCGGCGAACGCCGGTGTGGGCGTCAAGCTCACCTCCACCAGGCGGGACTCGAGGCGGGTCACGTGGTCCATGTGGTCGGCGCCCAGGTCGGGGTTCCACTGGTCAGGGTCGACGTAATCCCACGCCGAGCGGATCGGCAGGAACCCCACCGACAAGCCCAGCAGGTCGCCGGCGTCGACCATGGCGGCCGCTGCCTGGGCGGCGTCGGAGTCGTTCAACGACCACACCCCGTCGAGGCCGTCGTCGGTGTTGATCCACGACTCGGCGTGCCCGATGGGGAACGACTGGTGATCGTGGAACAGCAGGAGCGGCAGTTTCTGGCCCGCCCCCGAACGGGTCGTTTTCGTGAGCGACCCGGGCGCGTGGGATTCCATGAACCAGCCCATTGATGCCCACTGGCCGAACGGCACCGCCCGCCCCTCGAGCGTCCGGTAGGGATTGGCCCGGCCGGCGGTGTGGCGCAGCTCGGTGGCGTACAGGCGTTGCTCGGGGGCGACGGTCATGCTGCGGGCACCTCCTCGGGAGCCGGCGTAGCCGGCGCGGTGGGTGTGTCGGCGCCAGCGGCGGCCGACGCCGCGAACGGCGACGTGGGCATCGTCACCGCCCCGGACGCCAGATACTGGCGAGCCTCCTCGACGGTCAGGATGCCGGCGCCCACCAGCGCCACCATCGATGTGGTGGTGGTGGCCAGGTCGTCGCGCAGCAGCTGGTTGCGGTCGAAGCGGATCGTCTGGCCTCGCGGCAGCCACGCGTCGGACCAGACGTCCTCGAAATCGGCCAGGACCGACTCGATCGAGGTGCGCAGGATTTCCTGGTACTGGGGGCCGGCCGTCTTGTAGGTCATGCCCGCCACCGGCGCGCCCAACCAGTACGAGTCCAGGTTGAAAATGTTGGCGACGTCGACCAGCGACAGGCGCCGCGCCTCGGTCAGTTGCGTGTCCGTCGGACTCCATGACAGGGGCACCACCTGGGTGCCCGCCGGCAGGATCGCCGGCAGCCGGTTGGGGCCGCCGTACTTGTCCAGCCACGAGCTCTTGGCCTCGTCGGCCACGTCCTGGGTCAGGGTGGGCTGGGGGCTGATGATCGCCACCGACGGCACCGCCGCGCCGGCCAGCGTCGTCGACTCGTACGCCTCCTCCATGGCCACCCGGTCCAGGGTGCCCATGGTCTCCTCGACCACGCCCACACCGCGCATGCCGCCGTAGTTCCGGTCCGCGGACCGTTTTACGTGGATGACGTCCTCGAGCGGCAACGGCGTCCCGTAGTAGAAGTAACTGGGCACGGGGATACCGGGCGTCCACACGATGTAGACCCACGTGATGGGGAGCCACGCCACCGACGTGGGCCACCCGTCAGCCCCTCTCGAAGTGACCAGGCTGACGGCGTTGCCGTTCAGGAGATAGTCCTCCACGGACACCTTCACGAACCACGAGCGGGCGTTGAGCGGATCGGGACGGGCGCACAACCGCGGGCGCGGCAGCGGCGCGGTGCCCCGGTACACGTCGATGGGCATCTGGCCCAGCATGGCGTTGTACAGCTGGATGGCCCGCTGCACGGCCGGTATCTCGCGGGCCGAGGTGGCGTCCCACACGAACGGGCCGATGAGCTGGGGCAGGGCGGGGGACGGCGGCTGGAACGTCAGCGACGGTCCAGTGCCCGACACCGGGCGCCCCACCGACCATGGGCCGGGGCGGGTGGCGACCATCGACATGGGCGGCCCTACTGGTACACGTAGTTGGGGCCGGTGATGTTGCCCCCCGAGCTGCGCACCACCACCACCGCGGCCGGGCCGGCGGCACCCGCCGGCGTCACGCACGTGATGGTGTCCTGGTTGGCGTTCACCACCACGCCGGTGGCGGCCGTGCCCCCGAACGTCACACCGGTCACGGCCTGGAACCCGAACCCGACGATCGACACGCTGGTGCCGCCCGCCGTCGTCCCCTTGCTGGGCGTCACCGACTGCACCACCCCGGTGAGGGCCAGATTCTTGGCCACCGGCCGCCACACCAGCCCATCGGTGGCGGTCATCTGCCAGCAGTTCGGCTGCGCTTTCAGGTTGGGCATGTCGGTGGCGGGTGTGGTGCACGTGGTCCACACCCACGATCCCGTGTCCTGTTTCACGGAGTGGCCCACTGGGCGTGATCGTACAACGACGCGCGATCGCTTTAGAAGATGCGGAACGGTCCGGTGGCGCCGTGATGCAGCGCCGCCCACCGCGCCACGGTCGCGGCGGTGAGCGGGGCGAGGCTGATCGTCGTCTGGCGCCGCCCCCACGCCCACGCGTCGCCCAGCGCCCGCCGGCTGGCGGCGGCCACCGCGTCGTCGAGGGCCTGATGCGGTTTGTAGCGGACGGTGGGCGGTTCGGCGGTGATCGCCTCGAGCAGCCCCGCGCAGGCCGCCGCGTAGTCGCGGGTTTTCAGGCCCTCGGGGGCCAGGCCGGCGCGGCCGAGCTCGTCGGCCACGTCCAACGCCGGGCCGGCGGCGTCGTAGGCGACCGCGGTGGGCCGCCAGGTGGCGACCAGGGCGCGCAGGCGGTCGACCAGCCAGGCGGTGCCCGGCTGCCAGTCGGCCACCTCGAGGCGCACCGTCGCCCCGTCGGTCCAGGCGGCCACGATCGCCGCGTCGGACCGGTCGATGGCCACGTCGAACCCGAGCACCACCTCCCCGGCCGTCGGCAACGGTTGGCGGTCGTCGCCCGCCGCCCGCCACGCCGCCGCCGGGATCACCCGGGCCACCGTCGACGTCCACCGGTTGCCGTAGGCGCGGGCGAACTCTTCGGGGCCGAGCAGCTCGAGGGCGGCCCGCATGGCGGCGGCGCCGATCGTGCGGCCGTAGGCGGGATGGAACTGGGGCCACGACTCGGCCTGGCACGGGTCGAGGCTGTCGGGGCAGGCCCACTCGAAATAGGCGAGCCCGTCGGTGCGGCCGGCGGCCGTCGCCGCCCGCCCGGCCTCGACGGTGCCCAGCCACCACACCGAGTTGGCGTCACCGGCGGTCGACACCTTCCACACCTGCGCGTTCGGCCGGGTCGCCTGGGTGGGGACTATTGCTTGGTCCAGCGCGCGGCCTCTGACCAGGTCGAACGCCCACGGTTCGTCCACCACGACCAGATCCGACACTTTCGAGTGCAGCCCGGCCGGGGTCGGCGGGAACGGTCGCACCAGCGAACCCGTCGGCCAGCGCACGTGCTCGGAGCCGGCCGCCCGGCGCACGTGGAACAGGCCGGCCAGGGGCGCCATGAGCGGCACGTGCTCGTTGAGCAGCCAGTCGACGGCGTCCTTGCCCGACTGTTGCGTGAACCACACCCGGCCCCGCGGCGTCGAAAGGGCGCGGTGCTCCATCACGGCGCCGAACAGCGTCGTTTTGCCCGACTGGCGGGGCACCGTCACCACCACCTGGCGGTACACGAACCGGCCGGCGTCGTCGACCTCGAGGGCGACGTCAGCCACGTGCCGCTGCCACGGCATGAGCGGGCGGCCGATGATGGCCGCCAGTTTGGCGACCGCCGCCCCGAACGTGGGTCTACTGGTGCGCCGCGTCGAGTGGACCGGGGGCGGTCCCGCCGAGCTCGGCCAGGAGCTGCCCGAAACTGTCGAGGACGGGCGGGCCGCCGGCGGTGAGACCGTTGGCGGTGAGGCTCTGGAGGTAGACCGCGCTGGCACGGCTCACCAGCTCCACGTCGCCGGCCCGTTCGGCCACGTCCACCGCCCGCGCCGTTGCCCGTAGCTGACCGCGGGCCGCGGAGGTGATGTCGGGACGGTCGCGCAGGTCCATATTGAGGGCGGTCTCGACCCGACCCCGGCGACTAGAGCCCACATCGCGCCCGATCAGCGCTCATCGGCGGGTTTCGTGGTTCGGCAAGAAAATTCCGG